TCCTCTTCCAGAATCAATTCGTGAACAGGCTCGTGAAGTTGTTGAAACTCTGACCTGATAGTTGACAAATGTAAAGAAAACATATATAATATTACATATCTTTACATTAGGTAAAAATGACTGTTACAACGAATGAGTTCGGTCAACAGAATATCTTCGCCAAAGAACCTGAAATGGTTGTAGAATCCTACAACCGTAAGGGTCTTGAGTCTCCTCAACAATTTGCTGAGACTTACAATGGTCGTTGGGCAATGATGGGTATCATCTCTGGTTTCATCTCCTACGCCGCAACTGGTAAATTCTTCTTTGGTATCTTCTGATGACTGAACTTCTTTTCACTACAACCGCTGTTGTATTTTTCGTACTTCTGGGTTATAGTGTTGAACAACTTGGTGAAACTTACTGATGGAAAACTCTCTGATTGAAATCCTGACTTATTATGTAATCGGAGGAGCCCTTCTTGTTGGGGCACCAGCAATCTTTTTCCTGATTGCTTTTATGCCAGCCCTTCAGAATACGAAGGGACGAATGGTAGGTTACAAGGATCATAAGACATACGGTGACATCTCTTCCTATGAGAACTCACCAACGGACAACACGAAATTCTATCTTACACTTGGAGAAAACTCATGAACGAAAGAGCAGAAAAACTTAACGGACGTGCAGCGATGGTTGGATTCGTTGCCGCAGTCGGAGCATACCTGACCACTGGTCAGATTATCCCAGGTCTCTGGTGAATGACCTCCTAGTCGTATCAGCGACCATGGTAGGGGCCTTCATCATAGCGGCCATATTGACTGACGATGTAGACGATGACGACATGGATGGTGGGATGATGATCCCAGCATATCAGGGGACCAAGTAGGTCCCCTTTTTTTCTAAATATATCGCCATACCATTCCACCATGTTTGACGAAAAGAAACCAACCGAAGAGAAGGTTGATGAGAAAAAGAAAGGCCTTCTCGGAAAGATCAAAGAAGCTACAGACGATAAAGAAGAACAACTAGCCATCCTCTCTACATTTGTGAGACTGGGTATCCTGATTTGGTCAGGAGGTATTCTCACACTGGCATATGTTGATCTTCCTCCAGCACTTCAGATTCCTAAACAAGATCTCGATCCCACCTTCATTGCGTCTGTCTTCACAGGCGTGCTCGCAACCTTCGGCGTTCAGACAACTAAGAAGGGTGCAATGAATGGTAATGGAGGTGGTATCACTAAGGCCCAGATGGAAGAGATCATGACCAAGCAGGCTACTGCTAATGGTAATGCTCAGGTGATCCGTATCGAACAGGCACCACTTGTAATTTCTGCTGTTGAACCTAATGCCAAGACAGATACCAACGGTACAAGTAAGACCGATATTTGATTACAACACGAGAACGATTCGTGAGTCTCCTGAGAGGGAGATTCGTCAGACTCCTCGTAACGTAGTGGCAGAACTTCAAAGTCCTGTCACTGAACGTATTGTTGTCCCAAGACCAGTCACACAGACATCAGTACCTCGTTCTGTTGTCGGTGGTATCAAACCACCTGTCATTGATGTGCCTGATGCTTCAATTGAATACCCTGTTCTGGATGTACCTACAGAGGCTGAACTTGCCGAGGGAATGAACGGTGGACGTAATAACAATACACCAGATGCACCTCAAGATACTCGTGATCTACCAACGACTCCTGAGGTCCCTGCAACACCTACTATTGAAGTTGGTGGTATCGAAATCCCCTTACCTGACCCTGGACCCCTTGTGGCCGCAGGATCGCTGGCTGTGGTAACCACTGTAGTCACCCTTGGTGCTACCATCGGAGTTCAACAGGCCAAGACTGCACTGGAACCAGTTCTGAAGAAGATTCTGTCAGAGGCTGGTAAGAAGAAAAAGATTAAGGTGAAGCAGGTCAAACCAGTCCTTCACTTCATACCGAATGAGAATGGTACTACTGAGTTGATTCAGTATTCTCAGAAGGGTATGAAGGTATTGGAAGGTGGCATAGAAAAGTTAGAGCAGTATCTCAGAGATCAGGTAGAGATAGATGCTTTTTGGGAGTTTGACAACAAAATTATTATTGACGAAGAGTTAGGTGAACAACTTACCAAGGAAGGTAAGAGAAGGTTCAAAAAGTATTTTGCCGCTCCCAAGGTAATCGCGAAGAAACTTGGGGCAAAGTTTGCATTTTAATATCTCTAAGTCTGTATCCAGTACGGATTTCTCCTGTGATTTCACAAATCTCTTCAAACATTTCAAGGTCCCCCTCAGCTATTGCGGGTGTACCAACAAGTAGAAAGATTAATGAAAATGCATGTACAATCATAGTAGTGTACCGAAAGATCTACGGATTTCTTTGAGTTCTTCAAAGTCCTTTTGTTTAGTTCCACCATCATATGACCAGGCATAACCCTGAGTAATCATTTCTTCGTTGAGAGACACGTCTCCGTCCCCAATATAAAGCCACCCAAGAAGACGCCCGTACTTGCCAACCCCGCCAACAAGTTCAGTACGGATAACAAGATCATCATCACCAGAAATCGCCCCTTCCAGTTTTTCTTTGAGCCAGTTGGTTGCGTCGATTCCAAGGGCCTTTTCCTCCAGATCACGGGTACGTTTCTCAGGTGTATCAACACCAGCAACTCTTACCCTTTCCTTTTTATAGAGATCAAACCCTAGATCAATTGTTACATCAATAGTGTCTCCATCAACCACTCTGTTGATCTCGATCACTCGGAAGTTGTAGCAGGACTTCCTGCTCGGGGGTGTCATGGGTGCCATCAGGGTGAAGGGTATCGTATCTCAGTATATATGAGATGACATATACAACACCGACTAACAATATTACCAAAATCCATATGATAGACCAACAGACATCATTGACATCAGTCAGGGGTCTTAGGAATAGGTTCATCGAAGTACGCTGGAAAAGGACAACCTTTGAACTTGTCTATCTCGTTGACAGATAGAACAAACATAGTCACAAAACCAAGGCAAAAGGCGAAGAGCATCTGAGGGAAGTTATAATTCCCCATATAAGCAGTAGGATCGGGTTCATCATCGTGAGGATGGATGTGTTTTGCGATCTTGTCTACTACTTCTTTTCTTTTCTTCTCGTCATCATTCATGTTTCTTTGGACTGTGAACGATCTGCATACCAACTACAGGCACCACGATGAGTGCAGTACAAAGACCTCCAAGGAAAAGATCATTCTGCATGAGAGTAGCGATCATAGACTATTAAACTCTATAATCTATATTGATATTTCTGTAGTTAAATGAAAAGATATGTCAGGGTTCCTGAACAGTGGCCTCATTCTTGGGTCTAGGTTTGGGCTCTGGTGGTGGAGGACCTGGTGGTGTGATAATAATCACGTCAGCACAGATGGCCGCGTAGGGTGATTGCGGATGAAAACGAACACCGGCCTTCATGGCCTCTCCACATTTGAGAAGACGAACTAACTCAAAATCAAGTCTTGCCTTATCTGCTTCTGCTTGTTGTCTTGTAATCTCAGTCCTTGCTCTTTCTTTACAGAGTTCAACGGCCTCACCATCGAGAGGTACACTCACTCCCAATGTGATGCCTAGGTTACGATTACCTGTGAGATATGCTTCTGGATCCCAGTTGTAGTTGTTATTTCCTGTTGCAAACGTGGATACACTCATGGTGGTCCCTTGACAGACGACACCTGAGCCAAACGAGGTCGTGGAATAAGGACCCTGCAACACCTGTACCGCCTGGTTAGTCACGTTACCAGTAGCAGATGCAGAGGGTCCTGCGATGTTAGTATTTTGTGGAGCGTTAGCCAGTGCGTTACTGGGTAAACACACTGATGCTAGTAGTATAGCTCTCAGTAACCGTTGTCCTATCAATGCTCGTCTCCGATGCTATGCCCGGACCAAGATACGTTTCAGTGAACTGGAAGGGAGCTCCCTGTTCAACAATTGTATAATTCGCACCTGGTTTCGGAACGTCAGGTATGTTGATGTTTGTACCGCTCACGGTGTAAGACTCACCTGTTGTGTATTCGATCTGACGAATCACTTCGGTTATTGTCTGAGTGGTGGTTGTCTCTGCCGTGACAGTGCCTCTGGTGAAGTTTGGAACGACTGAAGCTGAATGAGATGGTTGGGAGAACCCATGAAGGACTCCCAAGAGCCCACCCAGGAGGAGAGCTAGAGGGAGGTCTTTCATCATTTGAATACACTCAGTTCAATTGTACGTTGGCCGATGGCTGTGGTACCAGCTCCACCTGCGGTGACAGTAGGAACAGAAGTACCAGAGATTGTGCCAGCCAAGTTACCTGCTGTGCCACCACTACTTGTAACAGAGTCACTGTAGAGGTTAGGAGCAGCTACGAGACCACCAGACAATGCAGTCTGTGATGTCACAGGTGTATCACCAACGAGTGATGTCTCAGTGAAGTTAAAAGCCTGACCATCAGTCTTGATGTCGTATGATCCTGCCGAGATAGTTTGTGCTGCAGTAGCAGAACCACCAGTCAATCCACCCAGTGTTTCCACAGCGATGTTACTACCAGACACGGAATAAGATGAACCGATTCTTGTGGACTGTACAGCTGGTCCATCTACGGTAAGCTGTACTGAGTCTGTAATTCTGGAGGTAATCTCTGCAGACATTGCTGGAGTTGCAAGAAATAAAGTAGAAGCTAGAAGAAGAAGTCTCTTCATCATGTTTTTACCTTACTAGAATGCATGGTTATTTAGAATTATGAAAATGTACTGAGAGATATATAGATAGTTCTGTTCGTCCCGTTACAGTCATGCAAAAATTTATCAATACTCTGGCCATTTTGTCCTTTGCCGTAAGTGCAGGAGTGGTTGCAGGTGGAACTTATGTGTACCTGAACAAAGATGCACTGGTCGAACAAGCTAAGGAACGTGTGACCAAAGCAGTGACAGAGGCAGTCGGTAGTGCACTCGGTGGACTTGGTGGTGGGCTAGCACCAGAGGTAAATAGTGATGTACCTTCGTTACAAGGTGATACAGTTACACCAACGGGGGGAGTTCCTAACGTTCCATTCTAATGTCCGATAAACAACTGTCAGATTTAAAGATAGATAGAGTAGAATGTCCTAAGTGTGGAGCCATTTGGTTGAATGGCCAACACATGTGGCATACAGGTATGAAGGGTGACGAGGAATCTCTGAGTAACCTAGTCTGTAGTGTCAAGGATAGTTTCCAATGTATTAATCCTAAGCATAAAAAAGGTCACATCTATGGTGACAAAGATACTTGGGAGAAAAGAAGAAAGTTTATTGACTCACAAATGGAGCCTGGTGATGCCTAGAGGAAGACTGACTAAAGTTGATGTGGAATCCAAAATCTACAAGTTGTTTCAAGAATTAGATGTTGAACAAGGAGAAAAGGCACTGGCTTATAAGTACTTACACAAGGTCTTAGATATTCTTGAAGAGTATAGCAGTTAAGTATCTGTTTTCGACAAACCTATTCTAGTTCCACAAGAACCTCCTGTTAAGCCGCTTGACAGGGGGTTTTCTTCTGTGGTATAAATACATGGACTGGACTTCACAGTCCGTTACATTCTCCTCAAACCGAGACCTATAGGGAATTCAAACACGTCTCTAATACCAACCCTGGAGGGTAGGGTTGGAA